ACTGATCTGTTGATTGGGCTTCTTTTCGGTACTCATAGTTACCTATAATACACCACTTTGTTAAGAATGTCAAGCATTTTAGAAAAAAATTGTTGAGTTATTCGCGATGGTGTACTATAATAAAAGTATGGCCTACGACAAGAAAAAGAGTCAGCAAGTATCAGTCAGAATACCGCATGATCTGTGGAAAAACATCAAAGCATACTATTTCGCTCAAGGCGTAAGGCGGCTTTCCCAAAATAGTATGATCGTGACGATCCTGGACAAATGGATGATTGAACAGATGCGTCTAGGAAAAGTGCAAAAGGAAGCCATTGTTTTCCGATCAGGAGATAATACTCCGCCGCCTCAGCTGCGGAAGGTGCCGGGGGATTCATCTGGAAGCGACTAGGCGTTGGTTGAATTATCGATGAGGATTATAAAAATCAGGAGGAGAAGATGAAACGAATATGGATATTAATATTAATGATGGCAGCATTAGTTGTTGGGGCGCAGGACGTACGGAAGTTATTCTGGGGGATGACCCAGGCAGAGGTGATCGCTGTAGAGGGCGAAGATACTTTGCCTATAGATGAAAATACATTGGCTTATCAGCGGATATTACTAGAGCAACCGGCAAGAATGATCTGTGAGTTTATCGCCGGCAAACTTATGAAAGTGACTTACGATATTAAAAATATCTATATCTATTCACGATTCCGGGATGGTCTAGTCGAACGTTATGGCAAGCCAACACTTGATCGTCCCTCATATTGCTCGTGGTTTGGGCCGCGGACGACGATTATGCTTTTTGACGAGACCACCTATATATTATTAATCTATGGTGACACGGCGGCAGATGAACGGATAAGGAAAGAGGAAGAGCGATTGAAGAAAGAGCAACAAAAACAAGATATCGGGGAATTATAACTTATACTATATATCCTTCTTCATCCCCAGAACCGTTCCACCTTTTCCCGCTCTACCTGGTAAGCGCGGATGCGGTCCAGCATGTGAGGCCTCGAGTAAAGGGCCGTCATCTCCTCGTTCCGGTGGCCCATGAATTGGCGCAGGAGACCTCCGGGGAGGAGGGTCTCCATCCGGGTGTTGTAGGTGTAGCGCAGGGAATGCACCATCAGGCGCCGGCCCTCCGTCTTGATCTTGGCCTGCCGCAGCCCCAGGCGGAAGCGATTCAGCAGGTACTCCCTCCGGATCGGCCGATCGTAGTAGACGAAGATCGGACCTGCCTGCGTGGCCTTCTCGAGCCACCAGCTTAAGACCCGCATAGTCCGCGCGGGCACCACCACGGCGCGGAAGCGAGGATCTCGCTCCGTCCCCTTCTTTGGCGCGGTGAGCTGGTCCTGCAGGTTATAGGCCCGGTTGATGACGATCCCGCAGAGCTCAGAGAAGACCTGGTCCCTGTGGATCGCCCGGGCTTCCCCGGAGCGCAGGCCGGCGGAGACCATCAAGCAGAACATAACTCCGAACATGAGTCCCGCGTGTTCCGGTTCCCAGGGAACTTCATCTCGCCAGATTGTCTCCAGGGCCGCCGGATCATCCGGGAACAGCACGGCGAGCTCCTCATCCTGGAGGGTATCGTACCTGCGGGACTGCCGGCGAAAACGCTCGATCTGGGGGATCCCCTGGATCAGACGCCGGCGCTGGGCCTCTCGGAAGATGGTCCGCCAGGTCCCGAGGATGGCGTTCTTTACGGATCCGGAGAGATCTAATCCCACCAGCCAATCCTCGATCTCCGCCGCGGTGAGCTCCGCAATCTGACGGTCACGGAAGGCCGGCAGGATGTAGTTCTCTATGTACGCCCGCTGGACTCTGATTGTATGCTGAGAGAGGACCCGGCCTCGTTCCGCCTGGCGTTCCAGGTAGCTGCAGCCCGGAAGGAACATCCCCCCGGCCACCTCCCGCAAGATCCCCATCGGAGCAGCCGCCGGCGGATCAGGCAAGGCATCGATAAAGGCCTGCGCCTCCCGCTTCAGGGTGCAGGCCCTGCCTGCCGGTTTATAGACTCGCTTGCCGGTAAAATCGATGTAGTAGAACCACCAGTAGAAATACTTTCTGCCTTTCCGGGAATACCACCGCTTGAAAAGGTGGGCGTTCTTCATTTTTCCGGAAGGATTTCGGCTATTATTTTTTTTGGCCGTCCGCCTTTGCGCCCGTTGATGCGGCTGGCCTCGCTGCGGCACTCACTGGGGATCGCGCGCAGGATACGCATGGCCTCGCTTATCTGTGCGGCAGTAGGTCGCTTTTGGACTTTGCCTGGTTTTTTCATGCGAATTACTGAACTAGTGCGTAAGGATTATGGCTATGACGTTGATTCTCATCCAGGGTTTCCAGCTGCTCATATTCCTCATCCGAAAAGACACCAGCGCAACCGCATATGCAGTCCTTCGCCCGGTAGCGTCGCGCTGCAGCTTCCGCCCTCTCACGGGAGAGATGCCTGCTCACGATCCCGCCCCCATGGAATGCGGTGCGAACTACGTAATACTTCATTTTCTCTTCCTCCTCTGCCTTTCGGCTATACCCCGTCCCCGGCTCAGCCTGCCCCGGGACCCGGGGATCGAGATCTTATATCCGCCCCATACAGGTTGATAGGGTGCTGGCCTTATAGGCATACTGCATTAGAGCAGCTTCCAGCGCTGTGCCCGTCAAAGGTACAACCTGGATCAATTTGCCAGCCTTATAAGTCCGCGCCTCGCCTTGCTCGATCTTAACTGTATTGTCTCCGCTCCTGTAAACAATATATCCCTCCGGGATCGTGCCGGCCCTGATAATGGCGTCTACCACGGCAGGATCAAAATTATACCCTGGCTGACTGCGATGTCTCTCTTCGACTCTTACGATCATCTCTTCGTTTGTCATTTCGTCCTCCTATATCTACAATATACCCCACCGTCGGGTAGTTGTCAACTGCCCGAAAGGGGAAATCGGTATTATTTTCAATAATTCGTGATAAAAACATCTATACGGGCATTAAGTATTTCAATTTTCCGAGAGGATTGTTGACGCTTTGTTGACGTTTTTGGTGTATGATTTTATATAACCTTGCAAATCCTTACACCATCTATAGTTAATCGGGCTGGGCAGATTTGAACTGCCGGCCTCTCGGCCGCGAAGCGATAAACCTCACCTTGAGATATACCATAAGCCCTTATACATCCTTAGAATACCATAGAGTACCATCGATTTCAAGGCATTCTAGGATTTCTGTTGACGTTTCTGTTGACGTTTTCCGATGGATGGATTTACCGAGAGATCAGGAATCCCCCGAGGATCCCCGCAGCGAAGGCCGCCGGGATCCCCCAGGAGGAGACGATCCGCCAGAAACGGGCCCTTACCGCTTCCCGGTCCCGCTCCTCACGGAGGCCGCTGAGCAACTCCTTCGCAGTCCGATCGTAATCGCTCAAGCGTTCCGAGAGCTCCTCGAGCCTCTTCTCGGATTCGTCTAGCAAGCTCAAGAGCTCTCCGATTCGCTCCCGCGAGCTCTCCTCCGACTTCCGCGAGATTTTCAACTGCCGCCTCAGCTCGGCGAGCTCGCTCTTCAGCAGCTCGACCAGCTGCTCTTGCTCGCTCAAGCTCAGCTGCGAGTTCCGCAACTCCTGCTCGAGCTGCAGCGTGTAGGCTACGATAGTCTGCAAGCGCTGCTCCAGCTGCTCGATAGGCCGCGGCGAGTTGCTCTGCTCGAGCCCGATCGCGCTCGGCGTAATCCAGAGCAGGGCGAGTAAACAGCAGATATACAGAGCCGGCGCCGATCGCCAGGCCAACCAGGATCCAGAGTATTGCATAGCGCACCTTCATTTTCCTATCCCGCCAGCCCCTGCCGGCCGCTACCCGTCTGAGGTTCGGCCAGAGCCGGATTGTAGTACCGCGATACCTGGTAGTTCTGGACCACATTGGCGGCGAAATAGAAGGCCACGGTCCCCGCCATGCTGGTGAAAATGCCCAGGATCAAGGTAGTCGTGTCCTTCGACGTGCAGACCAGCACGGCCAGGGCCACCAGCAGGGCGAGACTCTGCGCCCCGAGGCAAAATAGCGTGAACTTCAGCTTTGACTTCTTCATCCCTTCAGCTCCTGATCAGCCTGAGCACGGGATCCACGTCCCAGGCGTATCCTCCGGAGACGGAGAGCTGGGCGATCTTCGATAAGTCCAGCACAGCGGACAGGACCCGATAATCATGATCGAAATACCAGGACAGGGCCCGTGCCTCGGGCATGAGCCGGATAGAAGTCTCCCGGCCGGTAGCGTTAAGCACCACTTCGGGGCCGACGACCGGCATTACGTGAGTGGCTATCCCATCTTTCAGACAGAACCAGCAGGTGATGTTCTGCTGGTTATACGGTCCCCGGGGATCGGCCACGAGCTTGTACAGCGTATCGGCGTTGACCCGGAAATTGTGGCCCATCATCCAAAGGCCGAAACAGATGGTGCCGGAGCAGTCAGATCCGGCTTCCGGATTCTCTCCGCCCCAGAGATACGGCAGGCCCTCCAGCTGCAGGACCCAGAAACGGAACGCTTGCCAGGGGGCCATCCGCTCCAGACGCTGTTGGTAGATCCGGGCCAACTTGTCCCATTCGATTCTCATAGTATCACCACCACCGCAAAGCCTTGGCCAAGAACATCATCAGAGAAATTATCATCCCAATGATCGCGACCTCCAGCGAGCGGCGGGCCACGATCTGCCTCCCATTCAGCAGGTGAGGACAGTCACGGGGATGATGGTTTTTCCATTCCTCGATATCGCCGAGCCGCTGCTCGTGCCCTCTGCCACCATTCCCCGTCACTACTTGGCTAAGCAGACTTACATTTTTGTCGATCTTTATAAGTAAATCATCTCGTTCCGATGCTTTCATACTTTCCTCGCTTTCAACTCCTCGAGATCCGCCTTCATCGTCGCCATCTCCTCCTCCAGCATCGCGATCTTCACGTCTTGCGGATCGACCGTCTCTTGGTAGTCTTTCCCACCAGGTTCCTTATCCCTGATATCTTGCGGAATTTTGTCGACAATCTCAAACCCTTCGCGCGGTTCCCCGTCGAGTCCCACGGGACTGTATTCCCATCCGCCATCAGGATAACGTTTCAGATAAAACTTCATAATAGGTACTCCAAGGGATAAGCAATATAGATGTCAAGATTGGCGCTACTAACTGCAAATTCCGCTTTACCAGCATCCGATAACCATATCACCTTTTGTCCACTCATAGCGCGATTTGCCGTATCGGTGTTTGTGTAGAAAAGATGATGCGAATCTTCACTTGAGGCTAATGGCGTATTAGAAATATTGGGATCGCTCGCTTTCCGTGCCCAAGCGCGATGCAGGTCAGCATCACTCGGATTAATTATATATGTAAACACTCTAATAGCCTTTGTTCCGGTGGGAACTTGTGCACTAAAGTTCACCAAAAATCCGCCGGTTGCAATAGTGAACCTATCCGCAGTCCAACCGGCGGTCTTCGAGGCAAACCAGCCCGTGCCGGGATTGGCGATCTTGTGCCAGGATGGGGCATCTAGTGTCATCCGCGCTGCTACCGCATCAGCATCGTCCAGAAGGGTTTTGATATAATCGGAGATCTCCAAAGATTCCAGCTCTTCTAGCCGCCGCAGCACTTTGGCATACTGTTCCATCAGTCTATCCTCCGCAGAGTCAGATCCATCACACCGGCTATCACATCCTTGCTGATGCCGTACACGCGCATGTCCACGGAGCCAAAGCGCGGCTTGCTCGCCCGATCCAGGTTGACCGTCACGTCATCGAGCAGCTCCAGTTGAATATGGGAGATATTCGTCAACTTGATCGTCGTCCACTGCGGCACCTTTGCGTAGATAGCCAGCAGGTTCGCCGCCAAAGCCTGCACGTCGGCTAAAGAGTTCAGCAGGGTCTCCGCCTCGTAGCGATAAGTCATGCCATAGAGAGAGCGAAACTCTGCTTCAAGGGAATCATCCAGGTGAGTCAGGGATTCATTTTTATCGTAGTCCCGATCGTAGCCGAGAATGAGTGAGGACAAAAAGTTGTCGCTCGCATAACGCAATACCGGTTCCTCGGACATCTCTTCCCTGGTGATTGTTTCCTTGATGGACTTCGCCCTATGTAGGTAGCGGAAGGTGAACTTGCCGTTCGACTTTAAAAACATGATCCCGTTTAGGCTGACGCAAATCTGTTCGATTGCCGATTCTATAGCTTGGTTCTGATCGATGAAGAGCTGGATGTCAGGGGCCAGCGTGGCGGCCGCTACCCACTCGGTAGTGTCATAGGTGTCGGTGGTGTAAGCGATGTCCGCATAGTTTTCCAGCAGGTCTTTGATCACGTCCAGGGCGTTCTCGATCAGGACGCCGCCGCTCTCGTAGCCCCGGATGTCTGCGGTCACGGTCTGTCCGGGTTTATAGTCGGCGGTCGAGAGCGTGAAGGTTGCGGTCGCCGGGGTCGTGCTGGCCGGCGTGACGGCCACCCCGTTCACGCGCACCGCATCAATCGCCTTGATCCCATGGTACGTCGAGTCGGCGAGCTTAAAGGCGTAGGATGCTGGGGTCACCTCCAGCTCGTTCGTGCAGACAACCGGCACGTCGTCACAGTATCCGTAGGCCAGGGGGATCGGCTTGCCTACGTTTTTCGGATCGATATTCGAGTAGGTCGTCGCGTCGAAGAAGGAGACCGGTACCGACTTTGTGAACCACTTCCGCTTGTCGGTCGTATCCAGACTAAAGTTCAGCGCATCGAGTGCAAACTCCTGAATGATCCCCGAGTTCAAGAGCTCGAAGTCGGAGTAGTCCGCCCCTTCCTCCCCATACCGTACTTCGACTAGCTGGCCGAAAATATCCAGGTCGGACACGTTGTCGAACTCGCCGTCGGCGTTGTGGAGTTCCACCGAGAGGCTGTTGTAGCCCAGGATCTTGTAGTAGAGCGGATCCACGCTGATCGATAGCGATGATAAGCCGGCAAGCCGCGAGCCGAAAGGTTTCCCGTCGTAGACGCCTGCTTTGTTTGCCTCGCTGACTGTCATCCCGATTTTGATCGAGGAGAATATCCACGGCGGGGCGAAGGCGTCGAAGTGTATGTGTAGCATTCCATCCGCTCCATCGTCCCACCAGAAACTCTTGTTGGTCGCGCGCAAGTTGGCTAGGCTGGTGACCTTGGTATAGATCTCGCCGTCGACTATCAAGGCCATGGTCTTGATTTCTGAAGCATTATTCGTCAGCGTGTCGTGTCCGCCATTCTCGAATGATCCGTAGCAGAACGCGCCGATCTCAAAGCTAAAGTCCACTTCCTTTGAGACTGACCACTGGTAGCGCCAGATGCCGGACTCCTCGCCGAGATAGAAGAAGTGCGAGACGCTAGTGCCGAACTCGAAGAGCACGACCTTGGAGGAGACGGATTTGTTCTTGAAGGTCGTGAAGCTCATCTATGCTTCATACCAATTGTCTGTAATATACAGTTATAGATACTCCACTTGAATTAGATATACGAAAATTAGTTCCATCAGATAATATCGTAGTCCCCCCTTGAGTTAAGCTTGTAAATACTTTCCATCCAGCAGTAGTATTCATGTCAAGAGTCACACCAGTCGAATCGCATTTCGCAAACATATAAAGATAAGCAGGCACTACCCAGGTATCTGTTGCATCTATATTAACTGAGGATGATGTACAATTTTTGCTAATTTTGCTACCATGGACGGCCAGGTCGTTGATCTTGCCGGTCGTGACGGCCAGGGCCCCGATCTTGCCGGTCGTGACGGCCAGGGCCCCGATCTTGCCCTCGGTGACTGCCAGGTCGTTGATCTTGCCCTCGGTGACTGCCAGGTCGTTGATCTTGCCGGTCGTGACGGCCAGGTCGTTGATCTTGCCGGTCGTGACGGCCAGCGCGCCGATCTTCCCCACGGTGACGGCCAAGTTCTCGATGTCTGATTCGACGATCCTCTCTCTGTTCGTCGCCGATCCCCGGACGCCCCTGGTCGAGCTATAGGTAAGCCACTTCTTGGTGCAGTTCCCGCTCCCGTCCTTATATGCCCCGCCGATGCAGCGATTGTTGCCGTTGTACCAGCCCTGGTAGTCCGAGTCCCAGGCAGGCGCGGTCGCCGACCAGATAGCGGTGCAGGTCGCCCCATTCGGCACCACGTAGATATAGGCCTCGGTGCTGACGCCGATACCCGCCCAGCCGGTGATCGTCTCATCCGCCGCGAACTTGTAGCAAGTGCCTTTGACGATGATCGTGCTCACCGACTCGATGAGCGGCTGATTGTTGGTCTCCATCTCGGTCAAGGACACAGACATGAAGCCCTCCATCATGAGCTGGACGATGTCCACGAACGAAGACCAATCTGATGCGCCGTTAATAGGCATGTCTATTCTAGCGCCTGCCATTTAGAATACCTCCATGAACTCAAGATCCAGCGACCACATCACACCCGCCTCTTCCGCTTTGCGAAATTCGAGCTGCTCTTGATTAATGCGGCAATACAGCGGCGGTTCCACATCCAACGAATCCTCCCAAACCACCAGGAACAACGGAGTCAGGTTGTGGACCTCGGCGAACATCTCCTTGATCGCCTGCCGCTGCGCCTCCGAAACGATTGGTAGCGCGAAAGCCGGAATCAGCAACGTCAATCTGCGGTCCCCATATACTTGTCCGCTCAGGCTCGTCAACTGCTCCGAGGTGGTCATGATCGGGAGCTCCGCATCGGACTCGATGGGCGGCATCTGCAAGTACTGGCCGAGTCCTAGGCGGCCGATCTCCAGGTATCCGTCAGGGTTCGCGGCGTCGGCGAAGTCGAACCGCCAGAACCTTTTGGAGGTCGGGGCGAAGAACGCTATCATGATTCCGGCGCTCCAGGTGAACGTCTCTTCCAGGTACGGCGCACTCCAATCATTGGAGGTATGCGCCATGACCTTGATCGTCGCCCCGGAGGTGAGATTGTGCGCGGCGATCGCCGCGCAATCCGCGGTGATGGTGTTGCCCGCCCCCGCATCAATCGTGTAGTACTCGCTCGCCGCGCCCGTGGTCCGCCATCTGCGGCTTAGGTGTATGTGCTGTACGTTCGCGGCCGGGAAACCGCTCGCCTCGCTACTAAACTCTAAAGCCGCGTAGGTATCGATCTCATTGTGATAGAGTAGGCGCATTATCTCACCACCGCGCGTTGGCGCACGAGGGCGATCCCGTCGGTGGTCGCCTTCAGGAGCCCTCGATAGACTGGAGTGCCGTCGATCTCTATGATGAGCGGCGCCTGCATGACAACCCGGCCTCGAGGCTCTACTACCACGTGTTCCCCGCTCTCCACTTGCATCGGGTAACTGTCGTTCGGATACCCCGGCGGCACAACAAAATCGGCGCCCTCTGCGAACTTTGGAGCGATAGGCTTGTTGGCCCGGATCACCGCTATTTGCGCCGCCGTCATTCCCGATATCAAAGATGCCAGGGCGATCGCTACCCATGGTGGCCAAGTCATCAACGCGCTGATAAACGCATTGGCAGCGGAGGCAAGACTCTGTACCAGCGTCAATCTCCAAGAGGTGAGCGCCGCGCCATATTCCATCTGGGCTTTCTTGTGCTCGTACTCAAGATCGAGCGCCGCTTTTTCATCCGCTGCCGCCTGGAGGCGCGCCTGTTCCGCTTCTTGCGCCGCCACGCGCAAGTCGTATTCCTGCTTTTCCTCCGCAGAGAGACTCGCGTAGCGCTCCACTTCCTTCTGTTTCAGATATTGATTGTAGTCGAGCTCGGCCTGGGTGAGCACGCCATATTTCTCGTCTACAGCGGCTTTGTTCCGCTCGAGGGCAGCCTGCAGGGCGGCTAACTCCCGATCAAGCGTGGCCTGGTTAAGGGCGCTCAAGGAACTACATAAGCCGCTGACGAAATCGAACAGTTCTTGCCGGACTCGCTCGATATTGTTTTTCTGTTCTTCCGCAGCCTTCAATTCCTCGTCATCTGCCTTCTTTCCTTTCCGCTTTCTGATTGATGCCATCTCGTCGTGCATCTCGCCGAAGGAATCTTTCCGCAATTGATATAATCTCAGCGTGTCATTGGTCGCATCTTCCAGGGCTTTAGCCTCGTCGAGTTGGGCCGCCACGATTTCTTTCCAGGTGTCGGCGACTTCTATTCCGAGAGCTGTCATCTTGCCTTTAAGGATCTCAACGGCCTGCGCTTGCTGTTCTAATTGATATGTCTGATCTTTGGCCCAATGGAAACTTTCAATGTATGCCAGTTGTTCGGCTAGTTGTTCATATTCGCTACGGTTGTCTTCGATAAGTTTGTTTATGACGGCGAGACCATCAGTATATTTTTTTTCTGCCACTGCACGTTTTTCGGCTTCGGCGGCGGCCTTGGCATCGCCCTTCGCTTTCGCCTCACGACCCTGTGCCTCATAGCGCGCGGTGGTGAGCAGAGCAGCCGTGTGAGCCTCCTCGGCGGCAATCTTGCGATCAATTGCCTCCAGAGCAGCTTCATCCAGGGGATCAGTCTGCGTTCTCTCAATTCGTAAAGCTTCGATTCTTTGGCCGATAATTGATATTTCATCCTTGGCCGCCACCTTCTTGCCTTCGGCGAGTTCTTTGGCGATTTTCCCGAGCCGTTGGGTCTCGGCTATGGCTGCTGCGGTCGCAGTCACATAATCTTTCAATCCTCGAATGCTGGGCGCGAGGAACTCCAGCAGCAGCCTGCCGCCTTCTTCTTTCAGATCCCCGATCGCATTCTCGAGCTGCAAGAGCTGACCCGTGCTGGTTTCCGCTTCTGCCCGGGCAAGCGAAAAACCGTCGGCCATTGTTTTCTGGAGGATGGCCTGTTTCTCGGCTTCCGTGCTGGCCGTGCGCAGAGCGGGAATGTAGCGCGAGAGTTGCGCGTAATTTCCTTGGTAGGCCAGGGCGATCCCGCGCAGGGCCGTGTTCATGTCCACGCCGAAAGCCTTCGACAGGCCGATGGCGCCCTGGGTCGCCTCCAGCATCTTGTCCCGCGTGATGCCGAAACTCTGCGCCTGCTGCAAGAGTCCAAGAGTCTGCTCGTCGCCCACGGTCGTGACAGCCTGCATCTCCGAGGCGAAACTAGTGTATTGCGCCATCAAAGCGTCAACGTCGCCGCCGGTGGCCCGGATCGCGGCAGCCAAACGATTACTCGCCTGTTCCTGCTCCCCATAGGATTTGATCAGGTCCTTGCCAATGCCGATCAGGGTCTTGACCGTGATGATGGCGCCCCCGATCCCCAGCGCGGATTTGATGAATTTGGTGAACTTGAGAACAGAGTCCTGCGATTTCTTGACGCTCTTATCCAAGAGCGAAGAGTCGCCCGTGATCATGTAGACCAGATGTCCGACGACGCTTTTAGTGGCCATGCGCTTTAATCACCTTTCCGATCGGCCCTTTGATCCAGGATAGATCCTGCCGCTCCGGCGGATCGGTCAACCATTCTTCCATGCCCTTGACCAATTTGTCATAGTGCTCCTTGGAAACCGGATGCAGCTCCCAGCGCATCACATAGGTGACCGCCTCCTGCACCTCGGCCATGTCCATCGCCCTCCAGATGTACTCTGGAGTCATGTAGGTCCAGTAGCGCCCGAGAAGTAGACTCACGCGGTCCCATCGGATCGGTCCTCGTCTTTGTTTTTTTTTGTGCCTTCCTGGTCTTTTAGCATCGCCGCCATGATGAACTCCCTGTAGTCCGTCTCCCCGGCGTTGTCGATCCACCATTGTCGATCAAACACATAGCCGTTTTTAGTCAGCAAGAGCTCGAGAATCCCCAGCAGCCGGTCGAGTTTGCTCTCGGCGAACACGTCGATCTCCCGGCTGATGTCCTCCGTGAGCTGGGCAAGCTCTTTCTGCCCTTTTGTTGCGGCGGCGTTTTTCTGATAGGCGTTGATCTTCTCGAGGTATGTCACACTTTCTTTGACGAAGGCCGCCCAGAGTTGTTGCGCGCCCGTGACAACGCGACGGATGAGGAAAGATTGGTCCGCGATCTCCAGCGTAACCGTCGACCGCGGACTATTGTCCAGGTTGACGACGCGTTCGGCCATTATGGGAAGATCAGGCCGATCTCGTCATATATCTCGATCAGCTGCTCACCGGCCGCCCTGGCCGTGTCAAGCCCACCTACCAGCGTCACCGGGAGTGACAGCGGCCCATCGCCCGCCGAATCCGGGAAGCCCAGCGTCAGCCCCGCCTCGTTGGTCGCGCTCCACAGCCGAGCCCGGAACACTTTGCCGGCGATCGTCTTGGAGAACTCCACGATCTTGGCCACCAGCTCGGCGCTCTTGTCGCCCATCGCCAGAGTGTAGGAAGCGGCCGGCGTGTAGTCGCTGTCCACCGTAATCACCTGGTTCTCGGTAGTGACCGGAGCCCCGGCGATGATGTTGATTCCCCACCTCCCATCAGACCCCATGAGCAGAAAATAATTTACGTCCAACACAAGCTCATCAACGCCCGCGATGGTGATGGTGCCGCCCACGGAACTTGCCCACAGACCCGTTACCAACGGAGTGGTGACGCTCAATGTCACGACAGCTGCAACCGGTGTCGCCGTAACCCCCGGCACGCCATAGGTCACGTCGTTGATCACGATCGCAAGCTCGATCGCGTCCAGCGTATCGGTGCCGCCCGCTATCGAGAATTCCCGGAGTGCCGGCGTCGTTGTCGTTGCATGCGCGGTGAACACCAAGCCGTTGATAGTCACGGTGTGTCCGGCAAGCACCGTCGCCAGCGTGAGCTCGAGGGTCGTGTCAACAGAGCCGGCGACGCGATTGATCGTTGGGACAGTACCGGCTCCCATCTGATGCTCCAGTGGATAGAATCGATCATATTCCCAGTTCCCAGCGGCAATCACTTCCCCCTGATCCGTCAGCGGGGTTCCGGGGGTTGGGGTCACGGTGAGCGCCCCGTCGAGCAACTTTTCAATGTTCGGAAGATGCAGCTGGTAGAGCTCAAAGGTCGCCTCCGCCTTCATGTTTTTGACATAGTCGATCAACGTTTCTGCTTTCGACCCTTGCACTTTCACCTTGTCGTAGGTGATGCCGATTGAGGTGTCCCCCTTGAGGACCCCCAAGTCCGCCAGCGTTGGCACGGTATCACCAATTTTCACCGTGCAGCCTGCTGGGATGTGAACTGACCCATAATTCATTTCTCATACCTCCAGATAATTGATCTTGATATCGACCGGAGCATGATACACACCGTCCTCGACCAGGATCCTATCGTCTTGGTAGTTACCTACTACCTGCATGGATCCCCAAACTCCCGCGTAACCATCGAGTGCCGCGATCAAAATCTCCGCCCCCTCCAACGCCCGGAATTGGTTTTTTGAAAAATAGCTCACCTGAAACAGCGGGGAACCGAATCCCACCTTGCGTAATTGACCGCCGGTGATCTTGTGCACGACGACATAATCGAATTGCGTTCCCTGGGGAGCGAGCACGAAAAACACCTTGTCCTCGCCGATCTTTGCGGTAAGCGGGGCATGGTCGCGCAAGTAGCCGCACAATTCCTGCTCGACACTCACACTGGCTCCTTGCACCGCCTGGCTATGACCCGACCCATCTCTTCTCGTGCCAATTCGGCTGCCTTTCTCATCGTCCCGTGTGGCGGCATCTTGTGAGAACCCCACTCGACCAAGTGCGCATGAGGAGCGGCTTTGCCCCCGGAATACAATCCCGCCTCCAATTTCTGCTCATTTAGCGCGTAGCCGAGACTGCGCCGATACCGGCCCGTCCGCACCGGGGCCAAGAGCAGGGCGATCGGCAGAATGATGCGTTCGCAGTCGGCCAGCCCTTGCGCGAACTTCACCCGGATATTGCGTTTCACCTCTTCCTCGCGTCCAGTTTTCGTCACTTTCAAATCCATCATGCCGGCGCCTGCTCTTTCCACATAAGTTGCAACTCGCAGTGCCGCTCTTCGGGATCGATGACCGAGAGAATCTGATAGATCCGGCTTCCGCACAGAAATCGCATCGCCGGCGTCACCCCCGGCACATAAGGAATCGTGCTCTTACCAGTCACCTCCGACTGCATCTGCTGGGCCGACAGGAGTTCGCTTCCTCGTAGCGGCTCCAGGCTGCCCCACACCTGCGCATGCGTCGCCCAGGTGGCATCCGCGCCCCAGACGGCGCCCGGGACGGGCCGCTGGATCGTCAGTCGGTGCCGGCGCGCTCCCGCTCTCATGTGCCAGGCCTCACTATCCTAAGCAGATACGGTTCCACGCTGATATAAGTTTTCCCGGCACCCGTAATTACCTGCAGCCAAAAAGACCATATACCGGTGGTGTCAATATCCGCCGGCACGAACTCCCTGGAGCACGTACACGTCGGTTGATCTTCTACCGTGGCCGGCAACGAAGAGTAAATGCCTCTCTGGATGGCCGATCGCTTGCCGAACTTTATGAGCGCCGATCCGCCACCCAAGTCGATCCCACCGATCAAGGTGAGCTTAAAATCTGATCCTAAAACGACCTTATCCATGGACAAGCTCCATAGGCGTCTCGGTACGAATGATGGTCACGGGAATCGAATATCGCAAGAATGAGGACATGATCAGACTGTCTGCTTCCTCATGCGTCAGAATCCGACTGGCGCCTGAGAGCAGCACTTTGACTCGTCCCAGGCCATCCTCATCGCCCGGTTCTTGCCGCTGTTCGGCGAATCCGATGATGATCGGGATGTGAAGAGCGATGCCGTCCTCCTCGCTCGGCTGCCGTTCCTCTGTCGCTCCCCCGAAGTTAAGATAACCCTGGTAGGCCTCTCCACTCTCATCGCGGGATTGCGATTCTTGTGCTGCGGTTCCCGCGAAGATCAGCCCGCCGGCGGCGAGCTCATCCCGATGCTGTTCCACTTCCTCGCCATTACCAATAAAGGCGAGCTCGCCCGTTGCAATCTCATCACGTGATTCCTCGTCTTCCGAGCCAACCGCCGTGAATAACTGCTTTCCGGAACTCGCTTCATCATGCGGCTGTCCGTCCTCGCTCCCAGTCCCCACAAAGAAAAGCGCGCCGCCGGCAAGTTCATCCCGGAGTTGTCCCACTTCCTCGCCGCTCCCCACAAAGACGAGCGCGCCGGCGGCGACCTCCTCGCGGGCAACCCCATCCTCGGTAGCCGTTCCCTGGAAAACGAACTTTGTTTCCAACGGCAGATGCGGGATCTGAGGATCCTTGACGGTAAGGGTCAGCGACCAGAATCCGTCACCTCGAGATCGAGTTATTCTTCCCGTCTGCCAGAGAAATCGACTATCTCTCATGCCGCCGCCGATGTCGCGTATATTCTCCCCGTGTATGTTGTCGTCGAAGTCGCGGGTTTGCAGATTTCCAGGAACGCAAGGTAGGCGTCGTTGAAGATGCGAGGCGCCTGATCCCTGTTCGTCAGCCAGTCGAAAGGTATGACCGAGTTGATGACGGGGAAGCTCATGAATCCTATCGGATGCCCGATCACGAAATCTATCAATCCCGTCGCTACCAGGGCGGAACACTGCATCTGCGTCAGATTCTTAATCCCGATATCCCCGTTGGCCAGGGGCGCGAACCACTGGTTCACCGGATGGTCCAAGCGGTGGATGATCGCCCCGGAGTTGCCCACAAGGGAAGGCAGCGTCGAATCGGCATTCCCCTCGTCCTTGTACAAGCATACCGTCCAGTTGTGCGCGGTAGCCGCGAGAAGCGTCAACCCAACTTCTACGAACAGGAAGTTTCCTCCCGCATAATCTGGGTCGGTTGGAGTGGTGCTCTGGTACCTGGTGGGGACTCCCGTCACCGCTTCCGTGGCCGCGGAGTTCATGAGTTTCGCTACGGCAAAAATCCTATCGTAGAGAAGCAGGGAGTTATTTATTACCGAAGCCGAGATATCCGCGCCCGTCAGGTGCAGGGTGCCGCTTGCGGGATTCGTGAAGAGCAGCCCTCCGATGTTCGAGTCCACCGGGGCGCCTCCATCGGGAGCTGCGGGAGCTGCCACGCCCGCCGCAGATTGCGGTCCTACCTTATGCAGGCTCGACGTTACCCCGATCACTCCGGTCGGCCCAACCTTGGCTATCTGTCCGCCCGGAGATTGCCGGTATCCCTGCGAGGCTCTTGCCAGGGCATCCGATATACTGGCGAATCCCGTGTTCAGGTATACCAGCTTGCCATCGACAAAGGACCGCTCTGCATCACGATAAGCCTGGACCAGCGCGTCCAGTGCGGACATGAAATATCCACGCTCGAATGGCCCCACGAAATCCCCGTCACCGCAGACCCTCACGCTGCCGGGGCAATCGAGAAGATGAATGGGCGGACCGTACCAATTGAGCATACTCTTGGATATTTGCTCAACGCGATCTTTCCCCAGCCATCTTTCTAAGCGGCCGGAATGTGTCGAACGATTTTGTAGGATGCTGATTTCTTTTTGATTTCTCATTGTCGTTTTCTCAATCCGGGTTTCACGCGGCCTGCTTCGGCACCGTGTGAGTCAGGCTGGTCACGCTCACCTGTGCGCCGGATTGGATGTTGACGCTATTCAGCACGAGGTTGGAGTCGGCAGTCCCAACAGTGCCAGTCCAGAGTTTGGTCGTCCCGTCACTCTTATAGACCTCGTACTTCGCGGCCACCCCGGTCGCTGGAGCCGAATCCTCCGGTGTGACGGCGTTGGCCGTAGCCACACCGGCAACCGCACTCCCAAAAGCCGGACTGCCGAACCTCAACTCCGCCAGAAGCACATCCCCGGATGTTTTGATCCGCAGGTATCCGCCATTCGCCAGGGCGCACTCCGCATCGCAGCTGGCATTGGCCGCAACATTTTCCAAGACCAGATTCTTAGCCATTTTGTCCTCTCTCTATGCGATTCCCACCGCATCCAAACTTAGAAGCGCGTTCACGGCGAACGCCACCTCCTTGACTTCTTTGATGTCCGTGGCCTCCCGGTGCTCGTACAGATGTCCGGCCAGGAGTTTGATTGCCGTCCGTATCCGCTCTGGCACGTCGGTAGCCAGATCCCCGTAACCCGTGGTGAACGTGACGACCACGCCGGATAGCGGTTGCAGGGTCAACGTCGGCCAGTGATGGCCATGGACTGGCGTGACGCGGGCCTTGTAACCGCGCGGATCCACCTGGTACTCGGTAGGGACCAGCAGATTCGGCAGGCCATCGGCGCCATAGTAATCGATGCCGTCCACCAGCTGCAGGGGTGGCAGGGGCACGTCGATCACTTCCGGCCAGTCGTCCAGCGCCCCCTCCCAGGTCTGCGTGATATAGGCGCGGTTCTGGCGGCCCTCGCAATACTGGCGGGCCGCGGTGATGAAGCCGGATAGCAGCGCATCCTCCAGGCTCACCGGGGCGCGCAGGATGAATGCAACACCGAACTCGCAGGGAACGGTGGCCACGGTCGCAACCGCGCGCAGGTAGCGTTTCGTCCCGGCATACGCAAGTTCATAGGTCAGTTCATCGTTGGCCCCGGTGACCGGAGCAAACGCGCCACCAGCTACATCGGTCCACGTGATGTTATCCGCCGACTCCCGGAGTTTCACGCTCACCGTACCGCCGGCGCAGGTCCCGGCCGCTAGAATCGCGAGTACCGAGTAGCCCAGCACATCGATCGGAGCTCCATCATGCGAGGCGACCGCGTGCGAGCCGGCGAGGATCGTCTGTTCGACTCGCAGGGCCGCGGCGAGATCGCCGGAGTC